GCTGTAACCACACTAACAGAAAGGCAGGCTAACCTTGATAAGTCGTGGACAAATACCTTTTCAAATTACCAAGACGCCAGAGGGGACAACTAATGGCGGAGAAAAAGAAAAAGCTCGACGCCTGCGCCAAGAAGGTAAAAGCTCGGTACAAGGTGTGGCCCAGCGCATACGCAAGCGGAGCGGTAGCCAAGTGTCGAAAAGTGGGAGCCGCAAACTGGGGCGAATCTTCTAAGAAACGCAAGCGCCCTGTAAAGAAGAAGATGAAGGACGGCGGCTATATTGCTTACGGCTGCGGCGGAGTTATAGAGGGGCGTCGTAAAGAGACGAATAACTACTGATGGCGAAGAAGGACAACTCATTACGGGAATGGTTCTCCAAGAACGACGGAAAGGGTTGGGTCGATTGTAAGACTGGCAAACCGTGTGGTCGTCAAAAGGGAGAAAAGCGTAAGGGTTATCCAGCCTGTCGTCCAACTATGGCGCAGTGTACTTCGGCGGCTAAGAAGAAGACATCGTCGAAAAGGATTAGTTGGAAAAACAAGAAAGCCAACGGCGGCTTAGTAAGAGTATTTTAAAAACACAAAGGAGTGTGTTATGAAAGACCTAAGCGGAGACGAAAAAGTGACTAAGAAAGATGTTTTGATTGGTCGTGGTGTCATCGAAAAAAAGAACGGCGGTATGGTCAAGAAAGGCTATATGGGCGGTGGCATGGTTAAAAAGGGTTACAAAGACGGCGGCTGTGTAATGTCAGGTCGCGGTATTCGTGATACAAAAATGGTGTAGGTAGATGACAACTTCAGGTTCACGCGACTTTAACATGGACGTAGGCGAGATTATAGAAGAGGCCTACGAACGTTGTGGTATAGAGGTTCGTTCGGGTTATGACGCTCGAACGGCCCGTCGTTCGTTGAACCTGATGTTTGCGGACTGGGCAAACCGTGGCATTAACATGTGGACGGTTAAGGAAGGCACGATCACGCTTACGCAGGGTCAAGCCACTGAGACTTTGGCTACTTCGGTGGTGGATGTTCTTGAGGTGGTGTTGCGCCGAGACGGCACAGATTACGAGATCGAGCGTATTAGTCGGGGGGAGTATGTAACGCTGCCCAATAAAACTACGCAGGGGCGTCCCAGCCAGTATTGGTTGAACAAGCAAATCGCCCCGATAATTAACCTGTGGGCTACTCCCGAAAACTCTACGGATCAGATAATTTATTATTATCTTCAGAGGATTGAGGACGCAGATGCGTTGGTCAACACTACTGACATGCCGTTTCGTTTCTACCCGTGTATGGTAGCAGGGTTAGCTTATTATATCGCAATGAAACGAGCTCCAGAGCGCATCCAGTTATTGAAGGCTGTTTACGAAGAAGAGTTCCAACGCGCTGCGGATGAAGACGAGGATCGAGTTCCGTTGAAGTTACAACCTAGTATGAGGTATATGAGGGTATAATGGCTTACGCGTCTGGTAAAAACGCATGGGGAATATCTGACCGCTCTGGCTTTCGGTATAGACTGAGAGACATGAAAAAGGAGTGGACTGGTGCGCTTGTGGGTCCAGACGAGTGGGAGCCCAAGCACCCGCAGCTTTATCCTCCGAGAGCGTACCCCGATCCGCAGGCTCTTCGTAACCCTCGCCCAGAGAGTGGTTTAGCGGAGCAGAGAAATATTCAGTGGAGTTGGAACCCTGTGGGTGGACCTCCTGACAACGGTATAAATCCGCCAAACAACTTAGTAGCTGTTGGGTCGGTAGGAACGGTGACGGTGACAACATGAGTATGACATATGGCGAACTGAAGCAGGCTCTTCAGGATTACACGGAGAACGACGAGACGACATTCGTCAACAATCTTCCGTTGTTTATTCGTTTAGCCGAGGAGAGAATACTAAAGAACGTGTCGCTTAATCTGTTTCAAAAGAATCAGTTTGGCAACATGACCAGCGGCAATCAGTATTTGGCTGCGCCTTCTGACTTTCTTGCGCCGTTTTCTTTGAGCTTTGATGTCGACGGTGACGCAGAGTTCTTATTGTTTAAAGATTTGGATTTTGTGCAGACATACACTCCGGACCCGACAACGACGGGACAACCTAAGTATTATGCGCAATTTGATGTCGACAATTTTATCCTCGCGCCGACCCCCGATGCGAACTATACTGTTGACATACATTATCTGTACCGACCAGCGTCGTTGACGGCGGGAGCGGACAGCGGAACGACATGGTTAAGTCAGAACGCCGAGCTCGCCTTGTTATATGGATCGTTGGTCGAGGCTTATATCTTTATGAAGGGTGAGCCTCAGATGATGCAGTTATACGAGCAGAGGATGCAAGAGTCTGTTGCTCGCTTGAAAAACCTTGGCGAGGGCCAAGAAACTATCGACGAATACCGCAAGGGACCCGTCACAAGACAACGCACATAAGGAGAAACACAATGGCCTTTAATGGTAATTTCATGTGTACGACTTTTAAGCAGGGTCTCCTGAACGGGGACTTTGATTTTAGTTCGGACACATCACACACTTTTAACATTGCACTGTACACGAACAGCGCAGTTCCAACTGACTTTGGGGGGACTGGTTCTGACATGGACGCTAGTGTTGCGTTCTACGCAGTAACTAACGAAGTGCCTGACACGGGCACGGGCAGCAACCCGTACGCTGCGGGCGGCGGTACGCTCACTATTTCTACGAACCCAGACACAAGCGGAACAACTGCGTTTATTAGTTTTTCGACGGAGACGTTTACGAACGCTACGATTACAGCGCGTGGCGCGATCATTTACCGCTCGGACGGCTCTGCTCCGACGAATGACGCTTGTGTGGTTCTGGACTTCGGCGCGGACAAAACCTCAACATCTGGGGATTTCACCATTACGTTTCCAACGGCGGATGCTTCTAACGCCATTATCCGAGTAGGCTAATGGCTGATATTATCGTAGCCTTTAAGGGCTGGAACTCTTCTGCGCAAGCGTGGGGTTCCAGTACTTGGGGTAACGATAATGCGTTGCCTGGTGCCGTAGGAGCGGTAAACAGCGTTACGGTTGACGGTGACGCTAACGTTCCCACAACGGGTCTTGAGGCTACGGGTGGTGCAGGCGAAGTTACAATTTCGGCTTCGGCATCCACCCCAGTTCTTGGCGACACGGGTGTATTTGGCACAGGCCAGGTTGGCGACCCCACTATTACTGGGGACTCCAACTTTACTGTCACAGGCGTTTCAGGTACAGGCCAGGTTGGCGACCCCACTATTACTGGGGACTCCAACTTTACTGTCACAGGCGTTTCAAGCACAGGCCAGGTTGGCGACCCCACTATTACTGGGGACTCCAACTTTACTGTCACAGGCGTTTCAGGTACAGGCGAAGTTGATGACGGGACGGTAGTTTCCGGCGGATCGAGCGTTGGGGCTACGGGCGTTTCAGGTACAGGTGAGGTTGATGACGGCACCACTGTCACTGGTGGCTCTAACTTTACCGTCACTGGTGCATCAGGCACGGGTGAGGTTGACGACGGCACCACTGTCACTGGGACATCTACGTTTGAAGTAAGTGGCGTATCGGGCACAGGTGAGGTTGACGACGTCACTGTTGCCGCTTCTTCCAGTACAACAATTCTTGGTGACACGGGCATTTCCGCGACTACTGCGGTGGGCGATCCGACTGTCACTGTTGAGAACAGGTTCCCTGTTACAGGGGTTTCTGCCACGGGAGCGGTAGGAAAAGTTCTTGTGTGGAGCCGTATTGTTCCAAATCAAAATCCAAGCTATACTCCCGAACAACCAACACAATCCCCCGGATGGTCTGGCGAAACGCCGACACAATCTCCGGGTTGGACCCGAACAGCAGCATAGGAAAACACCATGCCCAGTACATATACAACGAATAACGGCATCGAAAAGATTGGAACCGGAGAACAGTCCGGTACATGGGGCGATACCACAAACCTTAACTTTGACATTTTGGATCAAGCCCTAGACGGTCTGGTTACAATTACGGCAACAGACACAGGGTCCAGCGGATCTCCTAACACGCTTCCGATTACAGACGGAACTTTATCTGATGGGCGCAATCGCCTAATTATTATTACAGACGGCGGCGATTTGGGCGGCAGCGTTTATTACCAGCTTACGCCAGCGGATGCGGAGAAGATCGTATTCTTGCGCAACAGCCTATCTGGTTCACAAGATTTGATTCTGTTCCAAGGGACGTACAACGCGGCTCGAGATCTGATTGTTCCTGCTGGCAAGGACGTAATTGTTAAGTTTAGCGGAACAGGCACGTCTACCGCGGTTGTTGCGCCTGTGTTTGCGGATTTGAGTTTGGATGCCGCGACTATTGCGTCTGCGGATATTAACGGCGGGACGATTGACGGGGTCACGATTGGTGTAACGTCGGTTGCCACAGTTATTAATGTTGATAATCTGAAGCTCGACGGCAACACACTTTCGTCTACAGACACGAATGGAAACGTGGTTCTAGCACCGAATGGGGACGGCGACGTTCAGTTGGACGCGGACACAGTTCGTGTGGGCGATAGCAACAATGACGTTACTATTACGACCAACGGTACGGGGGACCTAACCCTTAACACCAACGGCGGCACAGACTCGGGGTCGATTGAGATCCAAGACGGTGCGAATACAAACATTATTGTTACAGCCAACGGCACGGGTAAACTGGAGCTGGCGAATGGTGACATCACGACATCGGCGGCGTCTGGTTCGGATGCAGCGGGTCAAGACCTGACGATCCAAGCGGGTGCGTCTACTGGTAATGCGGCTGGCGGCGATATGATCTTCCAGACTACGCCTGCGGGGGCTGGTTCTGGTTCTGTCCTTAACAGCTACACCACGGTTTTGACGCTTACTGACGACAGCAAGATGCAAATTGGTACGTCGACAGCGGTCGACAGCATCTTGGACGAGGACGATATGAACTCGGACAGCGCAACAGCGTTGGCGACACAGCAGTCCATCAAGGCTTACGTTGACGCGCAGGTTGGTGCAAACAACGAACTGTCCGAGGTTCTTGCTAACGGCAACACGACCGGCGGTACGGATATTGCGGTATCTACTGGCGACGACATTACGTTCGCGGACAACAGCAAAGCCATCTTCGGCGCTGGGTCTGATTTAGAGATTTATCATGATACTGCATCTGGTGACAGCATAATAAAAGAGGACAGCGTATCTGGCGGCTTGAAGATACTTGGCACAAACATTGCGCTAAGAAATAGTGATAGCTCTAAGGCTTATATTATTGGCGCAGATGGTGGTGCGCTTACCGCTTATTACAATGGCTCCCCCAAACTCGCCACCACTGGCACAGGCGTAGACATCACGGGCAACGCCTTATCCTCTGATACTTTTGAAATAGACAGCGGCGGTGTCGGTTTCCTTGTTGGTGGTGGTCAGACAGGCACTACTGCGGTTGGTAAGTTGCACAACTCGTCAGGCGTTCTAACACTTGATACAGATGGCTCACGGTCTATTCAATTCTCTACTGGCGGCAGCGCAATGATGCGGGTTGATGGTAACGGGAACGGAATAATTATCAACGAAAGCGGCGCGGACCAAGACTTCCGCGTCGAGAGCGATGCCGACGCTAATATGTTGTGGGTTGATGCTGGACAAAACAGAGTAAAAATTGCGACTGCTAGTGATTACGGCGCAGGTGTTTTGAACATTGATGGTGCTGTTTATTTCGCAAACAGTTCAAACAAAGTAATCCAAGGGTTGACGCCGACTGGTTGGGGGTACAGCCCCGGAGCATATGGCGTTATTCAACTTGGTGGCCCTAATACTGGTGGCACTGTTTCTATCGGGTACGACCCAAGTAGCAACACCTCAGGAGCATTCACTGGTGACGGTGGCGAAATGATGTTTGCGGGGGAGATGGATTTTCTAGTCCCTAACACAACGGACACCGATTTTGAATATGTAATGCGGTTCAAGCAAAATGAAGGGGCGATTTTCAACGAAAAAGGTTGGAATAACATCGACTTCCGCGTCGAGAGTGACACCAAATCGCATATGCTGTTTGTGGATGCCTCTTCAAACAAAGTGGGCATTGGATCGTCATCTCCTCAAACAATCCTTGAAATATTAGATAGTAGTCCCATTCTTCGGATTGAAGATTCTGCGACAGGGTCCAAACGTATTGAAATAGGTGTTGGACCAGACGCTGTGGCTTTCGTTAACGCTCCTCAGTCTGCTCAGACATTAAAGAACTCAGTTACTGGTACAGAATCTCTTACGCAATATCACAACGCAAATGGTGTTGTTGTAAACGAAGGCGGTGCGGACCGCGACTTCCGCGTCGAGAGTGACAGCAACGTCCATGCGCTGTTTGTAGATGCGGGGAATAGTCGGGTTGGTATTAACACTTCTGGCCCAACTCAAGCCTTAGATGTGTCGGGTACGATTCGAGCTAGTGCCGCAAGCGGTACATCAGGTGTGTATGACACTATTGCGTACCAGTTCTCAGAAGGCCGTGGATGGGGTTATAACAACGTCGATGATGCGGTGTTTTATAATGGCGCAGACGGTAAAGTTCCGTTCTTGGCTCGCCCACAATATGTAGTCATAAACGAAAGTAGCCACGACACCGACTTCCGCGTCGAGAGCGACAGCAATGCTAATATGCTGTTTGTGGATGCGGGTGCGGATAAAGTAAAAGTCGCTACGAACTCTGACATCGGCGCGGGTAGTGCCCAGCTCCAAGTTGGCGGCATGGGTATGCGTGGGGCTATGGGAGTTACGACGAATACCAATACAGGCATCCCTATCAACCAAGGTTCCGCGGGGGGAACGGCCCTGATTATCGCAAACAGAAACTATGGTGCTGGAACTCAGACGCAAAGTCAAGTTGCCATGATTACGTTTTATTACGATGGGAACAACACTCCGTCACTCACCCATATAGCTGGAACGAGTGGTTTGATTTCGGTAGGCACTAGCGCAGGAACTGACCCCAACAAGACACTTACGTTATCGAATACAGGTGGCGGGAACTGTACTGCTACCTTTATAATGAATTGCTAACCCCGTAACGCCATAAAGGAGAAACAAACAATGGCTATTACATGTACTTGGACTGTAAATGATATGCAGCGCACAGATGCGGACGGTGGTGTATTCCTCGTCTACTGGTCGTGCGTTGCCTCGGACGGCACATACTCTGCCACTGAGGGCGGGAAGCTGCGCTGTGAGCCAGACCCCTCCGCACCGGGCTATATCGCCTACGCTGATCTAACCGAAGCCGATGTGCTTGGTTGGGTCTACAACAGCTTGATCGAAGGTGATGAAACCGCCGATGAAGCCAAAGCGCGTATTGAAGCAAACCGTACTGCTAAAGTACAAGGCCAAATTGACCGCGCTGCGACAACTGCATCAGGAACCCCTTGGGCTGCTGAATAACTTTAACTCAAACATAGGAGATCACGATGGCTGAGAAACAAACAAAAACCGTCTCGATCAACGGCACAGAATATACTGAAGACCAACTTACAGATCAGCAAAAGGTTATGATTAACCATGTGTCTGACTTAGATCGTAAAATTGGATCAACTCAGTTTAATCTGGACCAACTGCAAGTCGGCAAGCAAGCCTTTATGGATATGCTGACAAAATCGTTGGAAGCTGATACAACGGAAGTAGCAGCCGAATAACATGCTGGGAGTACCGAATGCCACTGACCAAACTCCAGTTCCAACCGGGAATTAACCGCGAGACCACGTCCTATACAAATGAGGGCGGGTGGTTTGACATGGACAAGGTCAGGTTTCGGTTTGGCTTTCCAGAAAAAATAGGTGGGTGGGAGAAAATCTCAGCCACCTACTTCTTAGGGTCCTGCCGTTCCATTCATCCGTGGGTCGCGCTCGACCGTTCTCGGTACTTGGGCATTGGCACACACCTCAAGTACTATATCAACGAGGGCGGTGGATATAACG